TCTTAACATTAGGCTCTTGTAAATGATTTAGTCACCACTAAGGGTGTATATTGGGACAAATAGGACTACTGTGTGTTAGTGTATGAGTTACAGTTAAACTACTTGTGCTTTTAACTTATGGTATAACAGATGAACGAAGTGAATCACAACACAGACCTTATCCTTGCTACTACAGCCACGCTGGAAGGGGATAAACCCCCTCCAACGGCTTGCAGGCTATAATAAAACCACTTAATCACTCGCAACTGCACTTGACTCTCCATCTACGGATGTAGACGGTGACTGTGCAACATCAAGACCAGCATAATCAGCCTCGGTAATGAGTTGATTAGTGCGAGGATTAAACCACATCACTTCAGGTAATGTATCAGCATCTACCTCGGTTATCATAATGAACCAAGGTCTGCTGTCATCATTCTGGGCAGTGCCCTGAAATGCTCTGCCTACTGGAGTATCAATAGAAACTACAGATGAGAACATTGGTGCACCTGACTTGCGTGACAGGGTCTTCCATACCTTAATAAAACCATTCATATTATTATCTCCTTATGAATTAATTAGAATTGAAAGTTAACCTAATGTCGGAAGGGAATCCCCCGACACAAGCCGTACCCTCTTGAATATAGACCGCACATTAAAATTCTACAATTTTGAAACCTTTCCTCCTCGGTCTACCCCCATAAGTTCCCATTTCTACCCCCAAAACTAATGATGGTATGTCCGTACGGTGAAATCCTTTCAGTATTGCAGTTTCATGACGAGAGAACATAAGTACCCCCCATTCTCTCTCATTTTACTACCCAAAACTTTACCTTGCTTAGTTGTATGGCATGTCCTATAAACTGTTTGCATGAAGATATACCATTTAACAATAGCATATGATGAGAAGACAGAGGAAATAGAGTACATTGTTGAGTCTTTAGATGAGGAATCTATGGAGATCACATGCATAGGTGAAATAAACCTAGCAGATTACTTTGATGAAGCTGTCTTAAAGCTTATTGGCGAGTGTTACGAAGTCGGAGAAGCCTGATATTGGGTATACCTACCCTAACCCCTAAAGGGTTAGGGAGTCTATATAGGTATACCTAGGTATATATTATATGCGCGTACGAGAAAACTATGAAAAAAGAATTTCTAAAGATTATATTATTTATTTGGATGGCTGCTAGTATCTACTTCCTTTATTCAATGTGGATAGATGTTAGCTGGATGGCAGATGCTATGCATGCATACATGAGCTTTGTTATGAAGCATATAGGACACTAAGAATGCCAGCACAGAGCACTAGAAACGTATTAGCTGCAGCAAAGGCAAAAGTATACACGCATAAAAGTGGTGGGTTTGAGAGTGCGGCTGATGAGCAGACATTCCTTGCAGAATATGCAGAAATATCTGTAGGACAATGCTTGCAAGACTGTGACACTGCATTTAGTGGCGATCCAAGGCTGCAAGAGTTTACAGCAGCAAGCATGACCTCTCTACAGAGAGCTGCTACAGGTATAGATAAGATTGCTACTGGGTTAAATGGACTATTCAGTTCATATATACATAATGACTCTACTGTTATTCATGAAGGATTGGAAGGATATGTAGTATTCCGTGGTGGACAAGTATTCTGGATGCCATGTGATGGAGCTAATGGGCTTGACTTTTTGAAGTTTCAGAACCTATTTGAACGTCATATAGCTATGATGTATATAGATGATGCCCCAGGATCTTCTCCTGCTGAGATAGCAGCAGCTACAGCAGATTATGAAGACTATAGAGATGTAGACCTGCTAGAATAATGAGAACATACAAGATATCAGATCAATTCCACAAGGTGTATGACAGCATGGAAGAATATAGGACTACACACCCAGAGGTTCCAGGTCCATATATAACAAAGAATTGGAAAGGTGCTCAGATAGGAGAGTGGGTAGAAGCAGACGATGGATGCATTATTCAGATATTAAGACGCGGAGATATGAAGACTAGGAGGGGTAAGCAGAAGAGTAGGTCATATGTAGGAACATGTACAGGTACATTCATGTGTACACCACGTACAAAAATGGATACCAGCAAAAGAGAAAACGTATGGACCATTTCAGGGAAAGACACGGAACGTGTCATATTTGAACGGAAGACAGCAACTAAAAGAGAGATATTGTTCTGCCAATTTATGGCAGGTGGAATAGGCCCAGAAGAAGCATACCTACAAGCATTTGATACAAACAATCGGCATTATGCTAAAGAACAATCTGCCAGGCTTATAAAAACAGAACGAATAAGGAGTACTATGAAAGAAGAGTTAAAACCAGTATGCGATGAACTAGGTATCTGTGATAAATATGCATTAGAAGAAATAAAAAGACTCGCGGATACATCTGTTAAAGATGATATAAAATTGAAGGCATTGTTTAAATTAGCGGACATATTAGATCTAGAAGATAAAAATCAAACACGTGTTACGCAAATTACAGGCGCAATATTCAAAGGATTTGACGAAAATGCCCTCGAAGTAGTCGAAAGACCCCAATTACCCGATAAAAATACCCAATAACTGCATTTAATTGTTGCATTTGTGTACATTATGACCCAAAGGTTTTCATAATGGCGAATGTTAACCTTCATAATGTATCCAAAGAAGAACAAGCATTAAGATTAGCAAAGAATGATCTAATAGCATTTGGTAAGTTATTTCTTCCAGATGACTTTATGCGTTCTGAAACACCCTTCTTTCACTACGAAGTAGCAGACGCCTTGAATGATTTGGAGCAACGACAGCTAGCAGTAATACTACCAAGAGGTCATGGTAAGACGGTTCTTACCAAGTGTTCAATCATGCATGACTTCTGTTTTACTAAAGACCCACTCTTTTATGGGTGGGTTGCTGCCAGCTCCAAAATCTCCGTACCAAATTTAGATTATATAAAATACCACCTAGAATTTAATGACAAGGTAAAATATTATTTTGGCGATTTAAAAGGTAGGAAGTGGACTGAAGATGATATAGAGCTAAAGAATGGATGTAAGCTTATATCTAAGTCTAATCTTTCAGGCATCAGAGGGGGTGCTAAACTGCATAAGCGGTATGATCTTATTGTTCTAGATGACTTCGAGGATGAAAATAATACCATCACTCCTGAGTCTAGATCTAAGATATCGAACCTGGTAACGGCAGTAGTCTTTCCAGCACTGGAGCCTAAGACTGGTAGACTGCGGATAAATGGTACTCCAGTCCACTATGATAGCTTTATACAGAAGATCCTTGTAGGATGGGAGCAATCAGTCAAAGAGAAGGAGTCCTTCAGTTGGCAAGTTATCACATATAAAGCCATATTACCAGACGACACCCCCCTATGGCCTGATTGGTTTGGTGCGGAAGAAATGGCACGTAAGAAGAAGTTCTACGCAGACAGTGGAACTCCTGCAAAGTTCTATCAAGAATATATGATGGAAGTTCAAAGCGCTGAAGATGCAATCTTTACTAGAGAACATATAAAACATTGGGAGGGGCAATTTATACATGATGAAGCAACTAACATATCAAGTGTGGTATTAGCAAATGGAGACGTCAGACCAGTCAATGTATTCGCAGGAGTTGACCCTGCCACAGACTCTATTCGGAGGGACGCTGATTATAGTGTTGTTGTTCTCATTGGTTGTGATGCGGATAATAACATATATGTTCTTGATTATCTTAGGAGGCGCTCTATACCTGTGCTCGGTATCCCAGGGTCTGATAAAAAAGGTATTGTAGATCATATATTCAGGCTAAATAAAATATATCGTCCAATTTTATTCACTATAGAAGATACCAGTATGTCAAAACCAATTTTTCAAACTTTACGTGCAGAGATGATGCGCAAGAACGATTTCAGCATAGCATTTAAAGAAGAGAAGCCAGGTACTCGTATGAGTAAAAGGGATAGAATCCAAGAGATTCTGGCACAAAGATTTTCAGTAGGTCAGATACATCTTAAAAGAACACAATATGACCTGCAAAGAGAGATCATCACATTCGGACCAAGGATGGCCCATGATGATACAATAGACGCTTTAGCGTACGCTTGCAAGTTTGCATATCCTATAGAAGATATAGTGAAGGATGAAAGTGGAAGATATGCAACCAGTTCACCAAAACCAAGACCATGGATAACTGCATGAGTCATATGAATTACACAGTTATTAAACATATTATTCGGATTAGCAATTCTGGGGCTTAGTAGGTATGGAGATTATATTACTGATGAGTGTCCGCAGGCGAGTTACAGCTGTCCAGCAATATGTGATGTGGATCACAAACATCAACCAATAAAGGAATGCAATGGCAAGAAAATCAAAGAAGACAAAAGCAGAACAAATAAGAACCCTATTTACAAGGGCGAACAATGTCCAGAGGACACAGTGGCAGAAAATTAATCAAAGGGGGTTTGATTTCTCCAATGATAACCAATTAACTGCTACGGAAAAACAGGCATTAGAAGGTCAAGGAATGCCTACCTTTACAATTAATCGTATTGCACCTGTAGTGGAAATGTTAAATTTCTATGCTACTGCAAATATGCCTAGATGGCAAGCAGTGGGAGCCGAAGGCTCCGATTCAGATGTTGCAGCTGTCTTCTCAGATATGTCTGATTATGTTTGGAATTTATCTGATGGGAGTTCTTTGTATACCAATTGTATAAATGATTCCATAACAAAAGGACTTGGATATCTACTTGTTACGATTGATAAGAATAAAGATAATGGCATGGGAGAAGTTGTAATTCAACAACCAGAACCCTTTGATTTATATGTAGACCCAAAGAGTCGCGATCTGTTGTTCCGTGATGCAGCATTTATTGTAATAAGAAAGATCCTCCCTAAGTCACATCTACAAAAATTATATCCAGACCAAGGAAGGAAAATTGAGAAAGCAGCAAAGTTTACTGGTGTTGATTTCGATTACTCAGAAAGAGCTCAAGATGCCGAACAGAAGGACTTTATATATCAAGATGTTGTAGATGCCATTACATCAGAAGGCGAACAGGATGATATGGTTGAACTATTTGAAGTCTGGGAGAAAGTACGCGTTGCATATATTAATGTATTTTATAGGGTTCCACCAGATAAAGAGGAAATGGCTGATATAAAGAAACAAGTAGAAGAGCAGATGAAGTTCTTTACTCAGGAGATAAAAGTTTCTATGCAAGAGCAAGCACAAGAAATGCAGCAAGCTGTTCAAGCTGGAGAAATGTTGGAGGAAAGGGCTGAATTGGAAATGCAAAAAGCTCAGGATATGGCTAAAAACCAGATAGAAGCAAAAAAACAAGAAATCCAAAGCAGTGTTCAGGCAGCTACTCAGAAAATTGAAAATCAGATTATTACAGAAAAAGAATTTAAGATCCTTATAAAAAATAAGGAGTTTGCTAAAATGGTAACAGAGCAAGTTAAATTTTTTGGTAATAGAATGAAACAAACTTGTGTGGCAGGTGATGTAATTCTATATGAGTATACTCTAGCAGAAAATATCACTGAATATCCTGTAGTTCCATTTCACTTTAAATGGACAGGTACTCCATTCCCAATTAGTGCTGTTGCTCCCCTGGTAGGTAAGCAGCAAGAGATAAATAAATCTCATCAATTAATGGTACACAATGCTTCACTTGGAAGCAGTTTGAGGTGGTTATATGAAGAAGGTTCAATAAACACCAAGTACTGGGAAGACTACTCCTCCGCTCCTGGT